AAAAGCCGTCTTCCCTACCTTAGTGCTTTTAAGTGAATCCAAAAGCGCCCTATCTAATACCTTGTCCGCCAACTTGTGCGGAGCATAAATTAGCCCTGTGTGGGCATTTTTATAGGTTTCTGGAAACCAATGAACTTTTTGCGGATAAAGAACATCATCAAAAAATTCAACCTCTCTAGTGCTTGCTATGCGGTAATCCGTCAAGTAGATCTTCATTTGATTTCTTTCAATGCGGCATCAACGGATTCGGGCATACGTCGCTTATGCAGCATGAGCCAATCAAAAAGCTCTTGAACAGTTGTTGCACTTAGAGTTTTTCCAGTCTCCTCATCAATATCAAAAACATCGCACAAATAAATTCCAGTCAGCAACATATCCAAACTGTCTAACCCTGAGTCAGCAAGCTTGTCTGACATTGAGGTCACATCTTTGTAGTCGTTGTTGAAAGGCTTTGCTATCTTCGCTACTGCGTTCAGCAGCGTCATAAAGTCCTGTTCATTCATGCCATCACCTGTGCAAATCGACTAGCCCATTCACGCCAGTCTGAGAATTGAAGTGGGTTCGGGGGGTTTTTCTGGCTGATCCCAGAGATGACGCAAAAGGCGATAGCCCACTCCTGCCACCTATTCTCATCCATCAGCCGGGGGATGGGGCCATAGCTATCTAGGTCAAGTACGATCTGATCCGCCCAATCCCTTAAACTAATTATAACTGGCAAAGTTATCAATTTACCGTCCCAAATTCATCAATTTGTAGCACCCAACACGGTGCCGTCAGCCTCGCCGACATGGGCAATAATCTGACCCATCTGGTAGTCGCCGTTGATCGTGTTGGACTCAAACCGGAACCGCATCTCCCGCCGAATTTCCTTAAAAAATACTACCTGCTCAAACGGGGTGGTGGGGTTGTCATTAAAGGTTTTGACCTCGCCAACAACCTCTTTTGCCCTTGCGTTTGCCCTGCCGACAATTTGAACCGTCATGTCTCCAGACTGGACAAAGTCGGGCTCCAAAAGCTCGCAGCGTAAAGACTTGTTCTTTTGGGCAAGAACCAAGGCGCTAATGTCGGCGGTCTCAAAATAACTCTGTATAGCATTTTGATAATTTATATCGGTCTCATTGACGCCAAATTCATGTTGCCAGAACTTGTAATTGTCACTTGTGTAAGTAATTCGTATGTCGCCAATTTCGGTAATACGGATGTCTCCCGCCTCAGTGATACGGATGTCAGCCGGGGTCTTGTTTTCGTTAAACTTGACGCCAGTCAGGAAGGGCGTGGCAAATTGGGTCGCAAAATCGCCAGCAGAGCGCCCCTGATTGGGTAATTCGGTGTCGTACCAAGTATTCTCCCGGACGTTAAAAATAACGGCGTGAGTACACTCTGTAGCGTTTCCTCTGGGGTAGCACCACCAGATCTCACCAAAGCGGGGAACCTTGAAGGCGAATACCCGTTGGGAATACTCCCTGTTTAAATTATCGAAAAAATAATTCTGGTTGAGGTCATTAGGGACATCCCTGATAACACCGTTAAACATTAAAAATCTGTCAACCCCACACCAAAAATAAATACCGTCGTATTCGATAACCGAGTTGGGGGAAAGAATCGAACTCTGCGAGCTTATGGTGTCAAACTGGAAGGTCTGGTCGCCGCCGACATACGAAGCGCGAATCACGGCATCGGTTGACCAATAAAGCCCCGCTGGCGCGTTGCCGGGGCCACCTCGAAGCGGGAGACCCCTGACAATTTTTTGCGCCGCAACCCTAGCGTTACCAGAGCCAATTCCAGTGAGGTCGGCAGGGTTACCGGGAACCGACCAGCCAAGCGAGCCATCAGTGCCAAAGACCGTCAAAAACGGATGCAACACACAAATGCCGCCAGAGAACGAAACGCCAGAAGGCTCTGGAATTTCCACAAGGCGATCCGTTGCTCGCATATCGCCAATAAACAACTGCCCACCTATCGAGTTGTAGAGGGAGTTGCCGTTTTGAGCAACCTGCGCAATTAACTTGTTTGACGGGACAAGGCTGATTGAGTCATACAGAATCTCAAATTGCCATGCGTTGTTGTCGTTGTAATTTAACGTTATCGGCGTTCTGTCTATAACAGCACTTGCATTGCCATTCAAGTCTAGAGTAAACCGCTCCAAATATTCTTTGCTGCCAGAATGGACGTAGGTGTAAGCGTCTTCAGTAAAAAGCTTTAGCCCTCGGCTAATTTCTGTCAGGTAATTGGTAACGGCCTTATAGCCATAAATCTTGCGAGGCAATCCCCGCTGAAAACGAACCCACTGACCATCTACATAATAGTCACCCTCAAACTTTGTTCCATCCCGCTTAATTCCGGGTTTTGAACGCAAAATTATGGGAGAGGTTGTCATCAGTATGTACCGCCATTAATTGGGTTCAAGCCAAGATTAAAAATTGCGCTGGCCTGAACAGTTGCGCCAGTTCCACCTTGAGATACAGGAACCGGAATACCAATACCGCCAGTTTGCGCCTGAACCACTTGAGTGCCGTTGCAATACAAAATTTCTGAAGCAGACTGCTGAACAGCAATACCAGAACCAGACGCAGTTTTAACTGTCAGAGTAAAAGCACCAGTTGTGCTGTTTTTTACCCAATACTGCTGAATCGTATCTGGGACAATAATATTTCTGTTGCCAGACAAAACTCCGGTAAATTCGTAAGCAACCCTGTTTAGCTCTGCGCCACTTAAAACATAATTGCCAGAGCCAGAAACATTAATAGTTGTATAGTCAAAAGCAAAAATTGCGCTCTGACCAAGACCAAGAGAATAAAACTCAATGCCATCTGTAAGTACAATGCAAGAATCCAGAGGCTGCAAAGTTAAGGTTGACCCATCATCAATATCATCTGTGCCAGATGTTGCGATGGTTAGCTGACCATTGCCGCCATTCTTAAATTGGACAAACCAGTTGTTGCCTGCTGTAGCAGCCAGAGGAAGCGTAAAAGTTCCTGTGCCACCAGTCCAAAGCAGCGTATTAGCCCTATCGGTTGTAAGTACAGTGTAATTTACGCCATACGATGCCATCGGCATAGACTGGTTTAAAAGCGAACCAATCGCAACCAAGCCGTTACCTGCCAACGCAGATGCATTGGTGGACGAAGCTGCCGCACCGTATTGGAAAGCCCTCCAAGTGCCTCCGGGCGTTGAATTGTCCGTTAGGTAAATCTGCCAAGTCGTACCTGCGCTGACGTTCAAAATCTGCACACCGGAGTAACTCTGGACAATAAAAGAGTTAGATCCGGGATTATTGAACAGGACAGTTTGACCAGTAGACACCTCTTCGGCAGACGGCAGCTTCAGAATGCGACCGCTTGAGCTTGTGGTCACATCCATAATTGTTGCCATCAGATTTTGATCTGCCGACGTTTCAACAGGCCAAGAGAATTGTGTTGATGCCGTTGTGAGGGCAACAGAAGCATAAGAAACAGAGGATGGCGCAATATTATTGCCGCCAAAGATGTTTGTAAAAACAGTCATGATTAAGCCTCGTTTCTCATGGTAGATCTATCCATAATTTTCTTCATGTCCTCTTGGTTCAACGAACTAACGGCCATATCGTAAAAACCCTGCCAAACAGGGATGCGCTCGTCGTTTTTAAGGAATGGCGTTGCCTCCAATAGCGTTCCATAAAGAATGGCATTTGGGGCGTAGTTTGTTAGCCAGTTCTGCTGCTGATCATCATCAAGAAGAGGCGGAAGCTCGTAATAAACAATCTCTATTGGATAATTGTCGTCAGGCGTCTCAGCAAAAAGCCAGTGCTGATAATCGTAGTCTGCATAGAACGTTGGCTCCCCAACTTGGGTTTGATCAGGCCAATAGGTTCTGCAATATTCGTAGCTACGAGTAAATAGTGTCTTGCGACTGTCGCCAGATAGCCCGGTTCCAATGTTGATTGAAATAGTTTCTCTCCAGCGATCAGGCTTTGGCATAACGCAAACGCCGGTCTGCATAGCCGTCGTTACCACCGTCTGGAAACCCTGAATTTTTATGTCGCGAGCAATCCGGCGTTCAGCCAAATTAATAAGCTTGGGGATTTGCTCGTAGACAATAGGGTCTGTGGCAGCAGAAGCGCCACGCTCAAGATAGTTCCGAACGTCTATCTTGAGGTTATTAAAGGTCATTGCCTGTGGCATAGCGACTCCTTGTTGCCTTATGCGATCATAGTTTCGGCATGGGTTTTAGCCTCAGCTACACGACGCAACCAGCCCTTTCCAAACGTCCCAAACGTAGGCAGGCTGCGATAAAACGCCTCTTTTTCTGCACTGAATTTTGCCACCAACTCGCCCTGATTGGCATCTTTTAATGCCTGCATGGTCTTGGGGCCAATTGCGCCGTCTGGGGTGGCTCCAATAGCCTTCTGCATGGTCTTGATCGCCCGACCGGGGCCAGCGTTGATAGCGAAGTCGAACATCAGGTAATCCAGACCGTCCGGCAGGTCGTCAGCCTTAACAGCGTCCCAATACTTCTTGCGGTACATCGGGGAGACAGTCTCCGGTGTCAGCGCCCGCATCGCCTTCTCGTCAACCGGATGGCCTACCCACTCCTCCCAGACCTTCTTGGTCACGCCAAGATTAGTCATGCCACCGGGGTCTTTTGGGTGGTTTACAAAGCCTCCTTCGTGCTTAAGGATGGCGCTAAGGGCTTCTTGGAAGTTCTCTTTCATTTCTCAATATCTCCTGACAAGCGTTTAGTTGGTGGGTGACTTCGTCTGCGTCGGCTGCGATGGTGATAAGAGCTTCCGCAGCCTCTCCTGAAAGTCGGGC